GTCAATGCCCCAGCAGCCTCCTGTAGTACAGGGGAGGCTACCTCACAAACTCCTGTATGTTTATTTATGACAACATAACAGCCAACAAGTTCCCTTTCATCACTCTCCAAGGCTACGCCAAGAGCGTAATGCTCTAGGTCGTAGAGAGGATTGTCTATGATAGTTTGTGTATCCATTAGTCCCAACCATCCTCAGTAGTTGCATGCTCAGTCTCAGGAGCAGGAGGTGGAGTATCATCTACTTCAATATCTGAATCATCCGTCTCCATACCTTCCTTCAAAGTAGCAGCACGATCATCAGCATTGAGATACTGACCGTACAACTCATCAGCTACTTTAAGTACAATCGCCACAAGGTTATCCAGCTTATCAGCTTTCTTAGAACCAAGACTTAGGGCATCCTGGTCGAGAGCTACCTTGATAATATCCACGGCTGTATTGGTAGCAGCCTGATAAGAGATTGTGTTCTGACGAACCCCATCATTAATCTCTTTCTGTGCCCAATACTTATCTCGTGCAACGTAATCTTCTTTAGGGGGGCCTCCTTTCTTCTGGTAGCCACCTGCTGATTTACCCTGAGAGACTTTAGGAGCTTCCCCTTGTTTCTTCTTCAGGGTCTCCATATTAACGTCTTTACCGTACTGGCCTTCAGTATATTCAAACTTAACCTGATAACCACGTTCAAGATTAGGATTATCAAACCCAGTCTTGTACCACTCACCATCAACACAGAAGGAATAGACCTTACTAACACCGCGCTTAGTGTTAATGTCCTTACTGCCTACCTTCTCTACTACACCTGTTACCTCAATTCCCATTATTACTCTCCTTAGTTTGCTCAAACTCAATCAACATCTCTAGCATGTGGATTGCTTTCTTTAGGTCTTTAACCCCATCCTTAAATGGGTATCGACATATATACTTGACCGCATTAGCCTGTGCAAAGTTCAAATTATTTTCTAATGCAAACTCTACAGGCTGTATCTTGAAATGTTTGTAATGACCTCCTCCAACTTGTTTATCTAAAGGACTTTCTGGCTCGTCTGGATTATTACCAAAAGTATGGCCTCCAACAGCTATGTTACCAAACACAGCCTCATAAATTCCATCTGGAAGGCTAGAATTCACACCTGCCATACTGTCCATCATATCACAATCATAAATCCTGTCTGGAGGATTCCAATCACTAGTGAGTCCTCGTGGCGGATCTAACTCATTACTCATGCTGCTCTCCTTCCTAAAAATTCTTCTTCCCAGTAGGGGTTGTTAGCCCAGTGGGTGTCTATTTCTACCTCTGCTTCCAGAGGGATGTTAAAATCAATCTCATACATCTCTTTTAAGTACCAATAAATCACATCCTCCATACATAAGACAGCAATTTCCTCAAAAAGTTCCTTCTCATGTGGAGGAATTTCAGAAATAACTGAATCATGGACTGTGTTAATCAAGAATCCTTCCATCTCAGCAGCCTTCATAAGATGGTAGGTGTAGACTACGGACAGGGGTACGATCTCTCCAGTAGCAAGGTACTGTACTGGGGTATTGCATACCGACTGATCTACTGGTCTTCCGTCTGGACGGATAAGCTTACCACTTCTAGCATTAAACTTTGAAGTCTCCCAGTAGAACTTCATCCCTGTCTCCATTGTCAGGGTCTTAGTCCTGTATACCTCACTAATCCAATCCTCCATAGCCTTGCTAATGCCCTTATGTTTCTCCCTAAAGGCTTTGTAGTAGGCTACCTGTCTCTTGGTTCCGCTATGCCCTCCGTACACCTTATCTTCAACTAGGGTCGTTAATCCTAGCCCGTTCTCTTATGAACTGCTACATATTACTATGCAGAGGAGACTATATCATCGTCCTTTCCAGGACGCTACGCGCTTCCAGCTACTTAGCTGTACTCTCTTTCGAGATAGTCGTTGCACCTTCAAAGTTTTTCACACAATCATGTTCGATCTGATGGCAGCTTTTACACAACAATTCTAAGTTACTTCTTTCATTGTTGAAATGATTGTGATCTCTATGATGAATTACCCAATTGTGATGCTTCGCCTCCAGCAAGTCCTTATCACATCTCTCGCAATAACGAATCTCTTGCCTTAACTCACCTCGGATAGTCTCATAAGTATATGAACCATCTTTATAGTTCCAATGGTTCTCACCACGAGGCATTCCCCGCTTTGAGCATTGCTTACAGATTTTGGTCTTTGGGTACTTGCCCTCAAAATCTTTGTCACAACGAATACACTTACAATTGTACATCATATTTCCTTTGCTTGGCTCAGGATTATCCGGTCTGGACTTCCCCTGAGTTCACGTAGTTTTCAATAACAAATTACTTTGTTATGCCGCTAACATTAACGGTTTGAATGTGTCTGCTTTTGATGCTGTCCTGATCTTCTTACCTTGAGGAGTATTCCTGTCTCCTCCACAAGCCTCCCATTTCTCTTTGAAGATTATAGATGCCGTGAATCCGTGGGCATCCACTCCATGAGTGATGTCATATAACCCCGCTTCATCCTGTCCAAGATAGACTGCAACGCGATATTCAAGTTGACCTTCATCGGCTTCAGCCACGAGCCATCCAGGATTCCTAGCTTTGAAGAGAGGCTTAAAACGCCTGTCAAAGTTTTGAAACTGAGCTTTGTACTTAGTACCAGTAGATGATAGCCTATGAGTAAGAGTCCTCGTTTGATTAAGGTTAGCATATAGGATATTGTCCTCTTCATTCTCTACACACTCCAGGAATTTGTCTAATGATTTACTCATTGACTGTTTAAGTTTATTGCGTTTTGCAACGATCTCAAGGAATCGCTTTTGCTCCTTGTTCTTACCTTTGAGTTTAGCGATAGCATCCTGATTTGTATGGGGGATACCGTCAGGCCAATCCTCAGTAGGCTTGTTCCTTAGCTCCTTACCTCTATGGTCTTTAGGGATAGGGAACTTCATAACATTGTACAGGAACTCAGCCATTTGCTTTGTAGAGCCTGTATTAATGCCTCCTGTTATCTCGTCTAGCTCTCGATCATACTCCCTGAGTTCAGCCTGAAAGGTTGAATGGACTGTACGTACTCGATCCTCATCCAGACACATACCTCTCCCTTCAATCTCTCCAAGTACAGGAGTAAAGATCATGTGGGTGAAGAAAGACTTTTGCAATCCTTCCTGGAAGATCTCCCTTCGTTGCTTGAGCATAAGCTTATGTCCACTCAATACATCACGTTTCCCATACTTCTCTAGCCAACTCCTCGGCATCTCCGAGGGACAAACCCCACTCTTCATCAGCCTTGATACGAGAGAGTCCTTCGTGGGTATCCCTCTCCGAGCTAAACACTTGTCCAGACTTGCCATCTGCCCAAACTGCCTGTTCCCTGCCAAAACATACTCTCCGACTTGACTGCAATAGGAGAGAGTTCTGTCTATATCCAAACCGCAACGCTTTAACCATCCGAATTCAAACTTAGAGTTGTGAGCAGCGAACCAATCTGACTGTTCAATGTCTCTAACGAGTTCTCCAAGCTCATACTCGCTGCCCCATTTAATCTTGAGGACGGGACTCCCAGTGTTGTTGCTAGGGTGGTCTTTCCCTGTAATCCAGACAGCACAAACGATAGAGTTAGCAGGGTTTCTTGGGCTTCCTTTATCAAGATTTGTTGTCTCGAAGTCAGCATACACATAATTATTACTCCTGTATATATTAGGGTCTGGATTCTGTAGGAACTCCGGTAACTTGTTCCAGTATTCCTTTAACCTGCCTTTCATTACGTCACCTTACTTAACTGGTTATCAAACATAACTCGGACAGGTTCTTTCTGCCCTCGCCCTATCTTATTCTTCACTAGACTCAACATCCTGTCACCTCGTACTTCCATATCAGCATCAGCTCCAATACCAATCATGAGATCAGCAGTACCAGGAATACCTACATTACTAGAGTCAATATCACCACGATCTAGGAGAAGCTTACCTGTTGCACTATCCGCTGCCTGAGTAATACTGACAGACACCATGTTGTACTGCTTGGCAAACCTCCTCATCATCATAGCAGCACGTTCTAATTGAAGAACCCTGCTACTCTCTTTCATATTAAGGTTACGAATCTGATCTACAATAAGTACATCTGGTTGATGCTCCTCAATCAGTTCCTCAATCTCTTTCTCCGTACCAGGACTAGCCTCTGCGAAGACAAGATTGTGATAGTTCCTCTTAGCAAGTCTACGATCTGCTTCATCAGGATTAGCTTCGATCTCAGGCTTGGTCATACTCGTTAGCCTGTTCATGAACCTCATCAGCATAGCATCTGTAGGGTCTTCATTACAAACGTACAAGGGTTTTAGTCCCTGCACTAGAAACCCACAGGCCATGTTAATAACGAACAAACTCTTACCCATATCGGTAGGTGCAAAGACAACAATATGGTTCTGTCGTAGTGCTCCACCGTCTAGCTTATCATTCAAAGCCTTTGGGTAAATCTTAATCCTGTTCTCTGAGGAGTTGGTTTTGATAACCTCTTGAACCGATTTACCAATCGCTACCTCAGCCTTCTTTCCTTCTACTTCTAGTTCCCCTAGCCGTAGCTTTGCAAACTGATCAACATACTTTTCGTACTCGTCGTACTTCTGACCAGCCAGTGCCCCACTCATCTTATGGGCTAATACATCTAGTTTCTGTTCCAGGACTTCCTTCATGAGATTCGGCACACTCACATCATGTACGTTATCAAAGAAGGGCTTTAGTATCTCCTTGTGTTTCTCATGGAGACGATAGATTCTATTGGACAATACCTCCGTATCAATCTTCTCTGCTTCTGGGTCATGAGCGTAATACTCTTTAACTTCTTTCCAGATGATAGCAGCCTTATCCGAGAGGTCTTTATCAATCTCTACGTCAAGCAGTTCATCAAACGCTTGCCTTGATTGAATTGCTGCTGCTACTATTTTCTGCTCGCTCATTCTCTACCTCTTTTGTTTCACATGCTTTTAGGAAACGATCTCTTTTAAAGAGAGGGTTAGTTAATTGTAGGAAGTCAGCAAAGTGTTCTGCTAAATCCTTCTGGTTCATCTTTGTTACTTCAGCCTGAGCTACTATGTTCGCAATCGTATCAAAGTGCTTGGCT